AGGCAGACGAAAAGGAGCAGGGCGACAAGAAAGAAGGGGACACCGCAAAAAACTGACCACCGTCCACGAGTTATTCCAGCTGCTCGTGGGCGAGATAGGCATCAGCCGCCATGAGTTCTACTACGGCCTGCGCTGGTGGGAGGTGAAGGCCATCGTTCGCGGCTACAACCGCCGCTACCGCAACATGTGGAGTGCGACCCGCTGGCAGACCTACCACATCATGTCAGCGCAAATCGGCTCCGATGGTATGAGCAAGTCGAACATCGCCAAGATCACTGACCTCATAGAATTCCCCTGGGAGCGCGAGACGGCACACATCAACGTCACCCAGTCGGACATCGACAAGATGCAAACCATCATTGACAGCATCAATACACAACAGCAAGACATGCCATAATGATAATTAGTTTTTTAAGTTGGCAGGGGCGGTCGTGAAAGGCCGTCCCTGCCTGTGTTTTCATGGCATAAGAGGCAAGCCTCTCGGCTGGCACACATTTACTATGGAATTACCAGGTTTTTTCGTTGTCAGGAAGCCATTCATCATCTGCAATGACCGTAAAAGGCTGCGACGTGCCGATGACACCGCCACGATAGACGGTTGTCAAGTTCTGGCAGAATCGGACATCGGAAAGAGATACACTTCCAAGTATTGACTCATCCGCACCCAAAAGACGGACTGTGACATCCGTCTGCCAGTCATCAGACGGCGACAGCCCGAAGAAAGCGGCCGACAGTTGGCCCACCGTGCCGACGTAGAATGAAGGGATAGTCACGGAGCGCACATGCTGGCGGGCATCCGTGCCTTCGCCCGTCAGGACATTCAGACCATAGTACCACGTCGTCGGCTCCACATCCAGGCGGGACATCTGCGACGTGATCTCATCGTCGATACTGATACGCAGCCGGGTGGCGACACGGCGGAGTGTTACCGACTGGATGGAACTGGTGGACGGTTGTACGTTCATCGCAAGCGTCGCCCAGAACGTGTCGGAGGGTTTCGCCCATGAGATAGTAGTTCCGTCGATGGTGGGCGTATCACCACGCGAGGCCACGAAATAGAAGGTATGGTCGCCATAATCGACGGTGAGCGAAGGCGAGCCAAACGAAGCGTCTGAGGCTGTCTGATGGGTGGTGGTTTGCAACTGGCCACCGACATAATCAAACACCCATACGTCGGTCAGATTGAGTTCCGTGAGCGATGCACGAGTCATTGGATGGATGCTTACATCGCCACCGAAGGCGAAAGTCACAGTGGCATGAGTAGCGATGGAGTTGGAAGGCAGACTGATTTCGAGCGTCGGGGCTACAACTTCCGGCTCATCATTCTTGGTGCAACTCGGCAGTATTGCGGCCACTGCCATGGCCATCATCATCTTTTTCATAGTCGTTTTGTTTTAATGGGTTTAACACTTAGGGCTTGGGCACTATACACTCCCCCCCAAAATAATATTGCTTTTTAAAGCTGTCATACTCGGCATTGATATGGCCTTTGCAGGCTGAGACATCCTGATGCTTGACAAAAATTATCAGTTCGCCAAGCATAGAAACGGGTGCATAACCGACGACAGTACCATTGGACAATACTATCCGCATGGATTTTGAAACGTCAGGCTGTCGTCTGTCGAAAACAATAGTGCCGACGAAATTGCCAGCATATTTCTTCATCCAGGCATCCTGTCTCATTTTATCGATTCGGAAGATTTTCACCTCCGGCTGTGGTGATTCTGTTTCTTTCATAGTCGTTTTGTTTTTATAGTAAATATTTAACACACATCACTCCCCTTTGTCCTTGTATTTTCGTTTTGGTGGTGCCATCTTTGCGGCGACCTTCGAGAAATCATCGTAGACCGACTGCGCCAAGACCTTCGCATAGCGTTGCGTCTGGGTGATGTTGGTGTGGCCGAGCATCTTCGAGACGTGCTCGATGGGGATGTCGTGCGAGAGCATCCATGTGGCGAAGGTATGCCGGGCAAGGTGTGAGTGCAAGCGGGTTTTGATGCCTGCCATCTGTCCGAGAGCCTTCAGATGGCGGTTGTAGTCTGCGTTTGAGAGCTTTGGTATTTCCCAACCATACTTCTCCAACACCTTCACGGCAGGCGGAAGCAGTTGCGATACATACGGCACACCCGTCTTAATGCGCTCGCCGATACGCTTCCACGCCTCGCCATCATACTTGTAATCAGACGCATCGAAAGCCTGCATATCGGAGTATGGGAGTCCCGTGTACATTTGAAACATGAAAAGGTCATGCACCACGTCGAGCTCTGATCCTTGCGGAAGGATGATTGCCTCGAAACGTTTCATCTCGTCTTCAGTCAGATATTCTGGGTTCTCGCGCTCGCCACGCTTAAACTTTCCCTTCAGGCGGTCGTATGGGTTTGCGTCAATCTTCCCGAATGACAATGCACGATTCAGCAGAGCCTTCAGGCACTTGTGGTAATTATAGATACCAGAGTCTGACAGTTTCTCGGGCTTGGCTCCTGCTTTCCGTCTCGCATCGCTGAGCGGTTTCGTCTGCTGGTGCAGCCACGCATCAAAGTTGGAAATGTTCTCGACGGTCAAGTCCTGCCACTTGTTCATTTTTCCATATTCAGTCAGCTTTTTGATGAGAGGCTTGTAATGCTTCGCCGTGCCATCGCTAATACCCAGCAGCGGGATTTGTTTCTCGCACCAACTCACGAAGGTCGGCTCATCACTTTGCGACTCTACGAACTGCCACACCGCTTGTTTTACACTTTCAGTATCAAGTTTTACACCATGTTTTACAATTTCAGTGGCTGCTTTGTAAACTTTCTCGAAAATAATCGCCAATCTGTCATTGAGGGCCTGGGCATCTCGGCGGTTGACGACACGATCTACCGCCCATTCATTCTTATACACGCGCACGCCAGTACTTAAATATATAGCCTTTCGGTCGATGATGACACGAATCTCGATGATGCCCTCACGAGTGCGCGAGGCCGTCTTTCGTCTGTCAAATACTATTTTTTGCGTTATCATATCATTGTTGTTTTACACTTTTCTGAGCACGTTGTACACATGTGTAAAACATTTGGTACTAAAACGGCTCAAAACGGACTAATCTGTTATTTTTCTCTCGTATCAATTTAGGGCTAAACCCCTTTATTTATGGCGGATGCCGCGATTTATGGCATAACTCCGCACTTTCTCTTAGTGATCCGTTTGGGGTTATGCCTGAATGAGTGACTTTGACGATATATAAAGAGGTTAACGCGATGGTATTAGTTGACCGAGTGTAAAATATTTGTAAAACACTGGCCAAAATCAAGGTTAATCTCATTATAATATCAAGGTACGTCATACGCGCGTGGTGTCGGTGTCTTGTTTGTCGGCGATTCCTTTGGGGAAGGGGAAATTCTTAAATAGCTCTTCGTCATTGGCGGCGTGAAGTTGATGCTGAAGGGTTGCGATTTGTTGGCGAAGGTTGGCGATAAGTTCGTCCTTCGCCTGAATCACCGTGTCTTTTGATGTGAGTTGGTCGCGGAGAGCTGCGATGGTCTCATCTTTTGCAGCCAGGGCAGCATTGATTAAACTGCTTTGGTCGATAGACTGATGATTGTACAACTTTTCGTGGTCTTCATTGTGGACTTCCTCTTCTGTTGTAAGGAGTGACCCTTCGCCAGTTAGCAAGTAGTTCAAGTCGAATACACCTGGGTATGCCTCGCAGATATTCTTGAACAATTTGTCAGTCAGATAGCTTTCGTCTCCATTTATCGCAGCCGACAAACTTGTACGACCGTAATGTAGTGCTTCAGCGAATCCTGTTTTGGTGTGGATGCCGAAGTACCTACGCAAATGTTCATAGACCTCAATCAGACGTTTTTGTCGCTCATTCATACGTTTTTGTCTTAATTGTTGTTAAATTACTTCACTTTTTTAGGATAAATGTTTGTAATCCTACATTTTTGTCTTACATTTGCACCCAAAAGAAAGAAATACTAACAATCGGGCACAAGAATAGCCGTCAGACGTGATACACGTCTTTGCAAAGGTGATAGAGTGCAAATATACGGCTTTCTTCCCGATTTTAGTACAAAAGTGTAAGATAATTAAGAAAGTTTAAGCAATGGCACAAGAAAAGGTAACAAGACAAGAACTTCGTGATATGCACATCGGACAGACGCGCATTTTCACGCTGACGGAGCCTAAGAAGGTGACTTCTGCCAAGGTTACGGCCAAGCAGTTGAAGGATGAGAAGGAGGGTGAGTGGTTGGTGAAACCTGACTACGACGCATGCGCTGTGAGTATTACGAGAATTAAGTAATAACTAAACAACAGGAACTATGGCAAACGATTTAATTCAATTCGGAGAGAGTGAAAGAATGATGACATCTCTGGAAATTGCAGAGGTTACGGGGAAAAGCCATGCTCACGTTATGAGAGACATCCGTAATATCATTAAACAAATCAACCAATCCACATCGGGATTGGTTATACCAAACGATGTTAAAGATGACTATCATCGTGGTGACAGAACTCAATATAAGTACCTATCTGAAAAAACACAGAATATTCTTTTTGATTTTTGTTTCAATAATAACACTGGCAGCAAATATACAATTCGTGAGTCTTCGTATAAAGACGCAAAAGGCGAAGACAGAAACATGTACGAATTAAATAAAAAGGCTTGCCTTCTTCTTTCAAGCGGTTATGATGTAAATTTGAGAGCAAAGATAATCGACAGGTGGGAAGAACTTGAAATAAAGGCAAGAACAAATATGATTACTCTTCCAAACTTCACTGATCCCGCCGAGGCTGCAATGGCATGGGCGAAGGAATACAGAGAGAAGAAAGTGCTGGCCATCGAGAATGACTCCCTGAAGATTGAGAACAAGATACTCGAAAAGGAAAATATCGAACTGGCTTCTGAGGTGCAAGAGCTGAAGCACGACAGAAACTACCTCGACATCATTATGCGGTCACGCTCATTGATGACTGTTTCACAGATTGCTCAGGACTACGGCATGAGTGCCAAGGCGTTAAATCAGCAGTTGGCACAGATGGGTATTCAATATAAGAACAACGACCAATGGATTCTTTACTCACGCTATAAGGATTGCGGCTACGTTTCAAGCCGCACCATTGACATCACCCGTTCAAATGGTATGCCTGACGTAGTGATGCACACTGAATGGACGCAGGCTGGCCGCAAGTTCCTGTATGAAGAGCTAAAGAAGCAAGGCATCATCCCCATGTTAGAGCGCGATTAACTATGGACTGGAAGTTGATGGAGGCGAAGATCATCGCGGCAGTGGCGAAGGTGGCGAAGCAGCACTATGAGGTCTACGAAGAGCGATATGTGACGGCTGATGAGCTGTGCAAACATGTCGGACTGCTGACTGAGCGGTGGTTGCGCGAGAATGGCTATCTGTTGCCACGAACACCTGTAGTGTGGAAAGACAAGAACGGCGAAGAGCATACCAGCAAGCAGTTCATGTACCCGCTGCATCAGATATTGGCGATGGTGGCCGACGGGCGAATCAAGCGGCTGGGATATAATGAGAAAGTTGCATAAAGAGGTTAACACATATAGTTAGGTTTTTAGATTTTACAAATTCATTCAACATCAGCG